AGTAGAGCACCAATAATTTTCTCCATTGGTACTTCTTTGTCAGTCCCTGTCCATGTTTCGTCAGGTTTCTCTGCTTCCAGTACACGTTTGAATATATCCGTGGATTTTTTCAGGGATTCTTCTTCGTCCTCATCAACAGAAGTTTGTATAAGAGAGCCCCCTCCTACGTTAAAATGGCTGGGTCTTTTATCTGAACGACCTTCCACCCCTTTACTATAGGGATGTGGCTTTGGATCAGTTTTTCTAGGGGATGTCTCGGTTAGAAATCCCTTCTCAGCTGCCTTATCTTTCTCTTCATCACCAGTGTATTCATTCATATCAACGGGATTGATATTAGGTTTATGGACTGGGGTGGTCTCATTCATCTTGTCCACGAAGTCAAAGAACTCCATGGACTTCTCGCCCGCCCAATCCACAGTCTGTTTACTGCCAGTTAGTCCAGCCGCTCCACCAACTAGAGCACCTCCCACACCTTTCACACCCGCACCCACAACCTTAGCAGCACCACCCACAACGTCTCCTATCAAACCTTTTTCAGTCTCAGTGCTGCGTCCCTTAGATTTCTCACTAACTTTTTCCGTTGGTACCGCAGTTGTTCTTTGACTGGTCGAACTCCCTTTAGGTGCGTCTGTATAGGTGGTTGTCTCTACAGTACCCTGATAGTTTGTACCCCTTGATGGATACTCATATTTCACGGAAGTCCCAGCTTTTGAAACTACCTTGCCAAGTTGTCCCCCTGATGCCTGTTGAGTTCTCTGGTTGCTACCTACCGCCGCTCTAGGTAACTCACCACGATAACGAGTTGTAGTTCTCGTTCTAGTCTGGTCTCCGTCAGACGTTTTACGTAAAATATTAATGAATGTATCCGTTGCGGACTTAACCATATCCTCTATGTTAGCATCGCCCAAATCCTGACCGGCTTGGTTTACTATCTTGGATGGTACAGGTCTGCCGGGTTCATCGTAATCGACAGGGTGCCGTAGATTCTCCGGATAAACATACATAGGGAATCCCATTTCGTCCAGTAAAGCTCTGTGTTGAATCTGTCTAGCTGTCCCATTTTCAAGCACAGCCATTTGTTTTCCTTTTAGTTCAGGCACATAGCCCTCCTTTGACGCTTTACCGAACCATGTGGAGAACACTTCAGTGAACGAGGGTATATCACCCTTACTGATTACGAATAAATTATCATCAGCTTCAGTTGGAATTGTTTGTTCAGCTTTCATTATCTCGAAGTGCGCCCCTTGGTTCACACCTTTCTCACAAATAGTTATCTCTGCAAGCTCTAAGCCATCCACCTGCATGTAAGAATCTGCACCTTTGCTAATATTTTTTGTCTTAGTTGCACTGCCAGCAATAGAGTATGACCTCATCTTACCGGAAGTGATTTGCTCTTTAACTTTCCTAGATATTTTTGTATCATCTCTAAGTTCTGATATGAAAAATAAGTTATCGCCTTCTACCCCGCTCTTAAATATCTGCCCGCCCTTTGAAACATATACAGGTAACGCATGTCCAACCTGAACGTCAGAGTGCATAACCATTACATTGCGGGTTCTAAAGTTATCCATGTACCGCTCGAAAGCGTCCTCCAAAGCGTTAGAGGTAATCAAGTGCCCCTCCCTGTCCACCAACTCCACTGAAGCTGGGCCTCCTATAACGGTAGGTTCAGCCTCTCCGTTTAAGTCAAGTATCTCGACTACGTTGGCATACTTTGAAATGTCTGGATAGGCTCTATGTAAAGTAAGTAGCTCAGCCGGGGATGCTAACCCAGCCTTGAATAAACGTTTGTACTCCTTTAAACCTCCCTGTACATCATCCATTGTGACTTTACCACCATCAGCCTTATCAAGAAAGACGATAGATTCATCACTCTCAGCTAACCATTGTTTGTATGCAACGTTGGTAGTCATTAGGCTTGGTGTATCCCCCACACTACTCCGTAAACCACTGGTGTCTCAGACCCGGTTCCGTTTACGAAACTTACATTCTTCCTGAAGTCTACCGGAAACGTAGTTTCAAAGAAACCTGAACTAGGAGTAGCCGCTGCTGGATCACCTACCCAAATACCTGTGGAAGATGATGCGGTACAATCAAAAGCCAACCATATGTCATGTGATGTGTGTAAACGAATTCCTCGTATCACAACAGAATCCACCCGCTTTTTAGACATGGAGGCATCAGCAGTTCCGAACCATGAGAAGTTACGCCCTTGCGATCCGTCGGTGTAGGTAGAGTACCCGCTACCGTTACGGATTTCGTTGTGGAACTTATCTACATAGAAATCAATGTTAATGTCAGTAGTTGTAACAATCTTTATACGTAGGTTGTTAGATGCTGTTAGAGGTGGTATCTCATATTTCACCTGCAATTGCTGGAATGCTGTGGATAAGGAAATAGTATTACCTGTAGCTACTGTAGCGTCACTAGAATCCGTAATAATAATTTGAACAGCCCCTGAAGCACTAGCTCCACGGACAGTTGCTTGACCCGTTAGAACTACAGGCTGTTGACCATTACCGCCTCCAGTTGAAACTTGGGTATAAACACCTTCACCAGCAGCGGAGTTATCTGGATTAACTAATAGTGACGCTGCTCCGGTATCCTGTTGGGAAGTACTTCTGGAAATAGCAGACCCCGTTGCAGTGAACTCAGTAATATCAGCAGCTTCAACCCGAGGGTTGGTTACCAAGTTTACAGCGGCATCCCCTCTGGCAACCGCAAACAAATCTTCCGCCGTGTTAGCGGTATCTAAAGTCACCTTAAAGGGGTAGTACTTAGTGAACGGATGAGTAGACGTTCTAGTACTAGGGTCTACCTCCCATGAGGGCCACTCATCATGCGTTATCGAAGTATTAACCATATTCCAAATTCTCCTATCGAGTGTTTGTCCAACCTACCAGAGCTACTAAACTACCAAGTATAACTACAGTATGTGTTATAAGTATCCCCACTGCCACTAATCCAGTTCTAGCTCCAGATACACGGTTGCGCCAATCCTGTAAATGATCAACGTTTGTATGCAGTTTATTCAAACTGCCCGCCAAGTTCACATTCAGAGCTGCTTGAGTCTCGATATACCTATCTAACCGTTCCATGTAAGTTGCTAGTTTTGTATCAATAGACTCGGTAGGCATCACCTATCGGCCCAGAACTAAACATCTCACAATCACCGCAGATACATCTGTAGTAGCAGCAACTTCATCTAACGCTGCGTCATCTGCTCCCGCTTCGTAGAGTGCGAGTTTTGAATTGGTATAGTCATACTGAGCAACGTATCCAGAATCTTCTGCCTGAGCAATCACAAGAGCTACGGTTTCAAAACCTAAGGTGGTAGCCGTTAAAGCTTCGCCACCTGCGGCATAGGAACTATCAAATGTAATTTTGACGATTCTGTACTTCAGGTTGCCGGGAACTCCAGTCTCTGTCGGTGCCCCTTCTGGGGTTCCTACTGTAAGTACCATTATATATTCCTCCGAAATCTAAAAGATTTAGTCTAAAAAAGCGTAGTGTGAGGGAGCCGAAGCTCCCCCACGCTACTAAAGTAGGTCTCTAGTTTACTCGTTCAGATCAACAATCTTTGCTTGTACGTCAAAACGGTGTGCCCTGAGTTCAGCCATCGTATAGAGCAAACCACGAACTACTAGCGACGAAGCCGCAAAGTAGTCACGGTTCTCGATGTACTGGGTAGGCTGTGCTACCGCAACTTCAAGATAATCCGTATCTAGTACGTAAACGTTAGAACCATGAGTACCGCCAGTAGAACCAATCTTAGCTGACTTCGTGGTATCCGCATCTGGAAGAATTGGAATGCCCATGTAAGTAGCAAGAATCAGACCAGTGCGGGTGCCGGGGAAAGTCTTCTCCGAACCAATACCAACCGTGTACTCTTCCTGTCCAAGATACCTCTGCTGAGAGTTCAACAAACGCTCAAGCTTGAAGTACTGGTCATGACCCATGACGATAAGTTTTGGCTCACCACCATTGGTACGAATCTTCTGGATAGCTGTATCGAGAAGGTTCAGGGAAAGGTCTCGTCCGGTACCATCGTTCGCTTGTACGGATGCCGCAGTTTTCCACGGGTTATCTGCAACGGTTCGACCAGCAGTTGCCAAGGTAGCAGTGAGGTCGTAAGCGTTAGCATAAGTAGCGTTTGTACCATCAAGGACTTTAGTTCCATCAATTGAAACAATGTCATCAATTGAAGTCAAGCCCGCTCGACTGTATGTGAAAACAGCGTCAGCTTGTGCTGGAGGTGAACCTAGCACACCGGTAGCTGCTACAAATGTCAGCGTCCGGTCTGCCGCCTTAGCGGTAATTTGAGCACCCGTAGTGTTCTCAAGGTTACCAGCATCTGAGAAACCAAGTGCGTCACCAACCCTAAAGTTGTTTGCGTTAGTCAAGACAACTGAG